AGGCAGTACAAGATAGAAAGGATTAGGGGCACCGGCATGTGCTACAGAATGAGACTGGCAGCCATTAGTGCAAGTGATAACAGAAAGGGGAAATTGTATGTTTGATGAAGCAGACGTTATAGAACTACTTAAAAAACGAGGTAAGTAAAAGAGAGGGGGCGCAATGCCCCCTTTTTTATTGTTTTTTCCTTTCTAGTGATTGAAGTCTTAATTCAAACTTATCCATTCTAGTTTCTACTCTTTCAATGCTGTTTTGTGTGTTGCGTGTCTCTGTAGCTAATACAGAAAACTGAACACTCATATTCCAAAAAGCGAAAATAGCAGCCAATAAGAGGGCAGACACAACACTAACGCCAACCTTTACTAGAAAGTCGTTCATAATGGCACTTTCTCCCTTGTTTAAGCCCCTCTAACGGCTTTTCTACCCCTACCCTATGCTACCCTACTGCCTACCCCTTAAAGGCCATTGTAGAGGCTGTGAAGGCCGTCTGTGAAACTTCCATATTTCTTTATGTTTTTATATATATATAAGTCTTTATGTCTTTGTTTGTTTATATATAAGGCGCGTTAAATATATAAAGTAAACAACCTATCTATGGGAATAATGATAGTTTATATATAAAAGACGAAAGAGAACAGGGTATCTATGGGAATAATGATATCCCACCGACATAGAATTAAGTCGTTGCCTTCTTATACCATCCTGAGAGACTAAAAGACTCTCTTTGAGTCGTTTCACTTACTGCAACACCGCCCGTAGCAGTAATAAGGTAGATAAGTCCATTCCATCTATTAAGCCAAGCACCAACAGCATTCCCCGGAACAGGGTCATTGAGTTTAGGACTTAGTGTCAACGCAGTAGAGTATTCACTTGCTGCTGAGTCTATAGGTAATGGCAGGTTGTTTATAACGACTTGTGAAGCAGTGGTAGCATCCAATATGACTTCTATGTTAATGAAAACCATATCCCCTAAGTCATAATAAAACCCTTTAGAGAATACAAGTTCACCACCGGAGAAGTTAGTGAAGGTAGGTATCCAAGTACCGAAAGTACCACCACCACCGCCACCACCAGATGGTGCTACCCACTCAACATCATCTTCTGTTGCATTAACAGTAAGCACATTACCTGCATTACCTATGTAAGAAGGAAGTAAATCTTGTGTTGTTTGTGGGTTTACGTATTCAAAATCACCTATTGCACCAACACCAAGTAATTGCCCCTCGGTTCCAGAAACATTTGGAGTGTCTGTTAAATCTAGTAGTGTTTCAGCACCGCCAGTTGCAGGCTGCCAAGTAATACTAGAAGAAGAAATAGTGAGTACATCACCTTCATTACCAAGAGTGTTTGGTGTATCTATCAAGTCCACAAATTGATTAGGTGCATCACTACCGTCAGTACCATCAACACCGTCTTTACCAGCAGGCCCACGAATGTCAATAGCATCATCAATAGACGCTGAAAGTCCTGTGGATGCGACGTACAGGTTAATTGCTGGCTTTATTCCAGTGCCCCCTACCCAATCTACCACCTTGAGGTAACGGGCCTCTAAATCAGTCTCAATTGCCAGTACAGGCGACCAACCATCGGTTCCATCAGTACCATCAGCACCATCAGCACCCGGAGGGCCTTGAATACCCATATCAACAATAGCTTGGATTTCTTCAAAGAACTGATTAAGTTGTTTGATGTTAGGATAGCCATTATAATTATCAACTTCCCATGTCATTTAATGACCTCCCAAATAGTTGAACGCCCGCTAACATTACTTACTTCGTTGAAGCCTTTTATTGTGTCAGATTCAACACCTGCTTCGTCTGGTCCATTGTTCCAAGTACCTAATGCTATAGCACTAACCTGACCATAATCAGGATGTGTCATTGGTTGATTTGAAATATAACGGCTATCAGAAACAAAAGTAAGGCCTTGACCAAACTGAATCTCATTTACCTTCTCATATCTACCTTTTATATGCACTGGGGCACTGAATATTGGATTACCGAAGTTATCTAATGCTGTGGTAAACCAAATAGTCATCTCGTCTGGAAATAACTGACGCATATCAGCACCTCCAGCGGGTGATTGAATACCTGCCTTTAATCCACTTCTTCAAGTATGGACTTACCACACCATAAGCAGTCTTTTCAACTTCCTTGTTCCAACGGAAAGACTCTGACACACTTTGAATGTCAGTGGAGTAGCTTTCTAGTCCTGCTTCCATTGCTTTACGAATAGTTGATTCAGCAAACTCTTTACGTTTTGTTTCTTCAATAAAGAAGAGTGCTAAGAGGAATGTTGCACGTTTAACATCTTCTGGTACGGCAGATTGACCAGCACGAGGGAAGGCATTGTCTTGGTTACTATCGGCTTTTTCACCGTCATAATCCAAGTCATTTATAAATGAGGTGGCCATAGTGAGTGCTTGGGTTTTTTCTGTACTTGTAGAATCACTCCAAACATCATAGGCTTCATAGTCGTTATTTGTGTCATTCCATGCCAGCAAAGTGACAGGAAGACGCGCAGAATAACGAGAGTCTGCTTGTGCTTCTGTAATATAAGTTGCCATACTACCCCCTTTATTGTTAGAAGAAGGGAGAGGACTAGCCCCTCCCAATTACCTGCTATTAAACAGTTTCTTCAACAATAGAGGTCAGCAGGGCGTTAGGTTCTACAACCTTAGCACCATATACATGCAGACCTTTAACAGCGTCAGAGAAGCTGGACTCGGGGCGATAGGCTTCAGTTTGAACAATCTGTTCAGCCATGGTTACAGCGCGGCGAGTACCGGCAACAACAACATCACCACCAGTTTCTTGCGGCAGGTTGTTGGACATATATACGGTGAGGCCGTAGTAAGTGCCAACGCGACCATTTGCCTGTACTGTTTCAGACTGAGTGCTACCCTGATAGGAAATAACAATCAGCTTCTTCAGCCATGCAGGCACAACAATGAAGCGTTCTTCATCTGGGTCGTTGTCTGCTTCGTCAAGCTGTTGGTTGATAGTGCCCATGTAGTCGGGAATGTCGTTCAGACCCAAGGTACCAGCAAAGCCAGTGAGGCCAGCGCCAGCAACCATAGTTTCACCGAGGAATACGTCAGCCTGATTGGCCAATCCACGGCTAGACTTACGCATTGCTTCAGCCATTACCTTCGGTTTGGTTTGTGCGTTGTCCACATCATCCACATAGAATGCGAAATACTTAGACTGGTCAATCAGCAGTTGCTGTTGAGTGGAGTCCAATTGTTCCGGTGTAATAACAGTGGAGTTGGCAACGTAGTCACCAATGGTAATATCACTGACGGAGTTGATGTTTACTTTGTCACCAAAACCAGAAATGTCACCTTCATAATCACGGTTTACGAGATTACCAAAGACATATTTACGTTCGAGTTCACGCTGAATACCAGCAGCCCACACTGTGGGGATAAAGTTAGTAAGTGCCATAATTAATTTCCTTTATTTAATGAGTCCTTTGGACATTTGTTCCTGAATTGCATCCCAATTCTTCTTAATATCTTCCTGTGACATAGTATCAACCTCATCACGAGAAAAGATATGCGGCTGTCCGTTCCCGTCAGCGGGATTAGAAGCCTTTCCAACACTACCACCCTTCAAGAATGGTTTGTCTTGCAAGAGTTGGGAAAGGGCACCATCTACACCGTGTTCGGCAATAGCTTCCTTATCCACCAACTTCATCACTGTTTGTGGGTCAACCACACCAGCGGCTTTAGCGGCATACAGGATTTCTTTTTCCGTGGCTTGCGCCCGTTCCTGTTCCCATTCTTCCTTGAGTTTGTTGAGGCTTTCTTCCGTGTCCCTCAGCTTCACTCGATAGGATGCCGCTTCATTTCTCAAGTCTTTGACGTAGTTTTCGTCAAATGTTTTCGTTTCTTCCGTCATTATTAGTCTCCTGGACTGTTATACGGTTTATTTCTGTTTCTAGTGCATCACCACTAACACCATCAAGTCGCCCAAGGGCACTTTCAAGGCTGGTGAGGCCATTTGAGTAACGCATTACTTCATTATTCGTCATTTCTGTGGTGTCTTCTGGCAGACTGTCTCTAAACTCAACAGTAATAGCACCAAAACTACCACCACCATTTCTGTTAGACAGTTCTGAGGCAATAATTAATATCCTAACTATTGCTGGTGTATATTGAGTTTTCATGCGATTGGACTTAATCAATGTGGCCATAAGCAAACGCTTCATAGCACTACCAGACTCAGCCAATCCCTGTTCCAACTGCCCAAATGCAGCACTAGAAGTGTTAGTGATTACATAAAACTGTTGCATGAGGGTTTTAATCTGTGCTTGGGCATCTTGCAAGTTGGCATCCCAAGTGATATAACCCGGCTTTACGTTTTCATCACTGACAGGGTAGAAGCTACCACCACCACGCACTACGTATTCACCTGTGCGTTCATTAAACTCAAGTGCTGTTTCATCACCATACATTGAAGGGTCGGCGTGTTTATCCAGCACACGACTAATCTGAGTTAGGCGCATTTCAATTTCTTCAAGAATAGGATTAATGTCATCGTAGTCATTAACGCCCATCAAACTATCACTTGTGGTGACATTGTTTACCGGCACAACAAGAAACTTACCCAGATTGTGGGTTTCTATTTCTTCTTCAAGCATTGTGCCAACACCATCGTCCCTTGTGAGGCTATAGGTGCGGTAAGAAACATCATTTTTAGTGTGGATTTCAACAGCAAGAAAGAAGTTATCAGCATCAGAATACTTCCAAGCCAGCACATGCTGTTTCACATCTTTAAGATTGCGAGGGTCAACCACCGGAAACCAAATATCGGGTGGGATAGTGTCAATGATTACACCACCATCGTAACGCACTTTAAACAAACCAGTGCCAAAACGAGACACATCAATAGCACTCTCATACAAACGATTAATGAAATCGGTGCTTTGAATAGTTTCATCCAATAATTCTTGGTTTTCAGCTTTGATTTCAGGGCGCTGGCCAAACAACATATCGGCCCATAGTACAGAAAGGCGACGATGCCAGTTAACAATGACATTTAGTGCTTCATAACCGGAGGTTTTAGCCCAACGGTGAAACACCCAATCATGCTTACCCTCAAACAGCAGCTTACTGTCCCTGTATTTATTAAGGCGCGTTCTCTCATCGAACGGAGGGAAGATTGCACCTGTGTTGATGAAATCTAGGTTTTTTTGCATAGGAAACTCCTTTATTAGTAAGACAGTTAGAAGCCTCTCGGTTTTTGCATAGCTGTCTGCTTAGGTTTGGAGAAGAAAGTGTGAATGGCGTACCTGTCCCTGTCCATTGCATGGTCATTCTTCTTAACGGGCCGGTCTTCACCTAGTTGTTGTGCTTTAACGTCCCATGTATAAGACTGAATCTCTTTTAGGGTGTAGGTACACGACTTATCAATGAAATACTTATTTTGTTGCAGTTTACTTGCTACGGTGCGAATACCATTAACAACATCATTCTTTGCATTGCGAATAATGTGCATATTGGCATAGCGGCAAGTGGCTTGGAAACTAGAAGCACTTGGGTCAACGTATATGTGTTTTACTTTCCACCCATCAATAAAGGCTTTCAAGTCTTTTACATATTCAACGTCTGTCTTCTGTTTAAGCTGTTCTTTAGCATCCCAGTAGTATTCTTTAATCAAATAAATACTTTCATCTTTAATACCATAAAGGCCGAAAGTCATAACACTACTTGTGGCATAGTCTACGGCTGCAATGCACTTATCATAGAAGTCGGGGTTTTGTGGCACATCAATAACATGTGTTTCGGGATTGAACATATCATAAATAGCACCTTCAGCAACTACCCATAAGCCTTCAATATAACGCTTATAGAAAAGGCCAGTGAACATTCGTTTATAGCGTTCTTTGGTGGCTGGTGTAAGAGAAGGGTTGTCATCCATTGTGAAATGCAACCTAACACCATTCATTTCATCAATCCGGTCAAGGATTTCAGTTTTAAACCAGTGGTAGGGCGAAGCAGGGTTGAGTGTAAAGAAGTATTTAGCACCTTCCACACTACAACGTGCCATTGCCTGTTCAACGAAGCTGCGGGGCATTAGTGGTGCTTCATCGGCAAACAAACCAGCGGCTGTAATACCTTGCAAGGTGTCTTGACTACTCTCACTATTACCACCAAACAGATAGTAACGATTGCTGCCAATAATTACATACTTCTCTGTTCGACGATAGGTATACGCAATATCCTTGGTATTTAGGAGGCTAAAAAGCGGCTCAAGCACGTTGCGTTGAAGGGCACCCACACTAACACCAGCAATAATAAAGACTTCATTACTGAAGTTTGTTTGACTCCAATTGATAAAGGAATCAATAGCACATAATGTTTTACCACTACGAATACTACCTTCAGCACATACAAAATCCTTATCTGCTACAGGGCTTTGATTCATCCACCATGTAAGCAATTGCTTTTGTCTGAGTGAGAAAGGGTGCAACTTCATTGTTCACCCCCTTCCCAAATATCTCCTACCTGTTCCTGCAAAGCATTAACGTATTCATCAATAACATTAGTGTCTGCCGGTCCCCACCTATTAGTATTCTTATATTTAATAAGCAAATCGGCGGCCTTCATCTGTTCCCTTTGAGGGGAGGCGGGGTCTAATGTAATTTCCACCAGTCGTTGGATGATTGCTTCAAAGGGCACCACTTCAAGGGCCTTCTTGCGTTCTTCCATCCGGCGCTGGATTTCTGCCCGAACACCTTCAGACTGCATTACGTTATAGCCAACTTTTGACGGATTGTTTTTAGAATATCCGGCTTCAAGTGCGGCCTGTTTGGGGGAGAAGGTCTTCATATATGCGTCAATGAATGCCTTCTGCTTAACTGTCAAAGTGAATTTATCTTTTGCCATAATAACCTCAATAGTTCCTGACTATTTGTGCATGTAAAAGGGGCACTCAATTATTCCTGTTTGTGCTATACCCCTGCTTAAATATTCCGGCGAGTAATTGATTGGCCGAAAGTTTAGGCACCTATTTATATAAGACAATATATCTATTAATATAAACAAGTGCCATGTATCTATGGGTAAGATAACTATCTATGGGAATATAAGCACCAACTATCTATGGGACATTTAATTATAAGCCATGCTTCAATTTAATCTTTTGTGTTATCGGCGCGGTATTAATTGGCACCAGTACACCATGTGATTTATATACATTCCTACCTGAAATACTTGTCGCATGACTTACTTTTCTAAAGTTATTTTCTTCAATGTGCTTAATCATATCGGCGGGTTTAAATATGAAACACTCATCGCTTTCTTCAAAGTAATAAAACCAGTAATCGGCCTTAGTTACATATATGCACCCTAATGTATTCTTTGTGTCGTTGCTGATAGTCTCAATAAAAAAGTTTTTGGAAACGTGTCTGTCTGTCTTAACATCAACCGTATAAACAGTGCCATTCTTTTCTATAACCATATCAATATCGATTTGCTGAAATAGCTTATGGCCAGCGGTGTCAACGGTTAACCAACCATTATTATTTAAGTATTGTTTAGTTAGGTGTTCGCCGCGTTTACCGATAGTATTACTAGAGTTAAAGTCCATTATTTATTATCCTTTTCTTGTTTTTTTATAATTGTTATATTATAACCTAGTGCCATCTTTATATCTTTTTGCATATCATCTATTGATACTTCTTCTTTAGTCATAAAGCCGTCGTGCATTGGTACTGCTATTGTTTTATCTTCTACACACACTCTTAGTAGTTTTGCTTCTTCATTCATTAGGAATGTTGCCATTTGATTACGGGGACGGTCGCCGATTTTTATATGTGCTAATTCGTCCACTTCCTCTTTAATGGCCCTAACGATAGGTATGTTAAAGAATGCTTGTGTGCTTTCTCCCAAGATGGAAGGGATAGCATTGAAGTGTTCGTTATACTTTTCTTTAGCACCATTCAACAAAGCAAGAAGTGCAATCTTTACACTGTCTGTATCAGTGTTTAATTCACTGGCAATACTCTGTCTAATGGCTTTTGAATTATTGGCGTATTCAGACAAGGCACCACCACTATAATGATGTGCTGCTATTACATAGTGACAATTAACAAAGTCATAATCATTGTAGCCACTCATAACAATTTTACGTAATGGGCGCGGGGTATTTTGAATGCTTGTACCAATGCCCATAATCCTTTGTACCTTTTCACCACACTGAAAAGCCTGTGGCATTTCCCCTAGTTCCAATCCCTCAACGTCAGAAACGGCTAGAAGGCGCAAGGCGTGGAATAGGTGGTTCTTATCCTTAAAGCCCATTCCTACGGCTTCTAGCAGGCCACCACGGTTAATATCAATAACACCCTCAATACTTACACCATTAATAAGAAGGCGCGGGGCAATATCAAAGCGTTGGCTATCTCTGAAAACACCCTTTCTCACTTCCTTACGCACCACACAAGGGGAACGGTATTTGTTGTGTGCATAACCTAGAAGAATGGCGTTCAGGTTGTCTGTGGGATATAGCTTGCGGCTGTAACTGCCTTGTGAATAAGCACCATCAATTTCATAAAGATTGTACTTTTTATTAAGGGCGTTGAATGTTTTAGTGGTAAAGCCTAGTTCTTTAATAAACTTAACCGGCAAAGCCACGGCGTCAGCATCGCGGAAATGTCGGGTAGTGCAGAAAATCATTTTAATCAGTGCAGATTTATTAGATTTATTTTCATTCTTATAGCCTTTCAAGTGGTCATCAAGATAGGCACCAATGTTAGGATAGTACATATTAATTCCTTTATATTGTGTGTGTTACTTTGGTTGTGTGCGGAAAAAAAGGGGGCCGCTAAACCCCCAACACACAATCAAAGGCTGTAAGGCTATTGGTTTCCTTACATTAAGTAAGACAAGAAGAATACCTTCAATTACTAAAAAAACCATAACAATCTATATAAGAACATAACATAAGACAGAGAAAGAAAGAATAATAAAGGAATTACTATATTACTTATGTATTCTATACTCCCTAACCCACCTACCTAGTACCCATGGGTCTATGGCAAGTTTCTTATCTTTTGTAAGAGTATGATTTATAAGGAAAAAACCTGTATATTCATACAGTGCTAGACATGGGTGAAATAGGGTGTTATATTTTCTACTCCCTACGGGGAATTTTTACACATTGGAGGATGTAACATGCGAAAAGTACAGATTGCTAACGTGACATTGGCCACACGTAAAGAAAGCTACAATGAGTGGATGGAAAGGCAGTACAAGATAGAAAGGATTAGGGGCACCGGCATGTGCTACAGGATGAGGCTGGCAGCCATTAGTGCAAGTGATAACAGAAAGGGGAAATTGTATGTTTGATGAAGCAGACGTTATAGAACTACTTAAAAAACGAGGTAAGTAAAAGAGAGGGGGCGCAATGCCCCCTTTTTTATT